CAGCCTTATACAGTATAAAAATATTAAATATAACTAAAATTCCTATTACCCAACTATACCACTGCATTTTTCTCCTCATGTGTAGGCCAATAATATTTGCATGGCTCTTTTTTGTCTGGACAACATGGGCTATTATATGGACTATTCACAGCAGATTGATATTTAGCATAATACATTGGGTCTTTATTGAATAAGTTAGCACGATGAGTAGTTACTATTCTCATAACTTTAATTTCATCATTCCAAAACTCTGGTCGTTTATCTCCCCAAGTTTCCCAACATTCATCATGTAATACTCTAAGGTTTCTTACATTGTTTTCTGTCTTAATACCACGAAGATTAGCAATTTGTACCATAGCCTCAATATAAGACCAAAGACCACGCTCAAAACCTTTCCACATAAGAACAGCAGGATGATTTCTCCATGCACCACCTTTAGACTTACCAGAAAGAATATTAAGTATTTGATATCCTTCTAATATCTGTTTATTAAGTCTTTTGTTATCTAAACCTTGTGCACAAGCAATGGTGCTTGTGTATGGCAAAAATGTTTGCACTAAAATAACTCCTCATCATCTGTTTCTATATCAAATATATCAGATTGTAGTGCTTGTGTCAACTGTGCAAAAACAATAACAATTAATCCAACAAATGAAACAAACACACCTAACACAGATAAACTAATCCATTTTTTCATTTTTAACCTTCATTCCTAAACATTTTTTACAAATAACATAACTATTGCCAGTAAAAGGACAAGATCCTGCATTAATAGAAAAATCATGACCTTTAATCTTACAGATTATTTTTTTAATCATTTTACTGCATCTCTTACTAACATTACAACGGCACCATTATCTTCTAATGCCTTTTTTACTTTCATCATATACTCTAATGCTCTTCTTTTTTCAAACTCATCTAGTCTCATAAATTGTTTTTCATTTGCTCTAACTGTTAAAAAATGTTCATTATCTATAATATCAACAGCAAATCCTCTTGGTGGAGTAATTGATCTAAATGCACGTTGCATAGTATCTGTATACATAATTACATTTCCAATGTTAGATTTTCCCAAATCTCTGCCCAACGAGATTTAGTTTTATGATTGTTAAACTCTCTAGATATATTTCCTTTATCTAGATAAACTCCACCCCAAACTCCGTATTCTTTATTAGAGATTCCAACAGCAAAACATTGTCTAGCAACTGGGCATGCAAGACATACATTATCTATTCCATGTCTAATGTTTGGATTATCTTCATACTTATCAAAAAATAGATTAGTATCATAATCAAGGCAGGCAGCATCTTCTTTCCATAGTTGTTTATTCATAGTTATTCCACATGACTGCTTTTAATATTCCATCCATCTTTGTTTGGCTCATATACTGTTTTAATATGCCAAGCATTATTTACAAATGCGCCATTTTGTTTATACATTGCGCTATTTGATTTTGATAAATGAATAACATTCCATCCATCCCAAGAAAGGCTAGAGTTTTTATTAACAATTTCTTCCATTTTATTTAGATCAGAAATAATCATTTTGGTTTTCCTAGTGTGAGAATATGCCGACTTCGACATCGCTATCCTGTGCAAATGAAACCAGTTTTGAGACACGCTCTTTTGGTTTACTAAGATACGCATAATAGTTAATGTCATATATATTTTCTACTACCCACTCTGGGGTTACTTTGTAGAACTTTATCTTTTTACCTCTTGCCTTTAATCCTTTTTCAGAAATATTGCAAAACTCTGAAACAAAAGAATTAATATTTGATGGACCTAAAGAATAAACTATATACTCATCATCATTTTGTTGCATTGATGATAATCCAATGCCCATAGCGCGAAGGAATACGTTGTAGTCATTAAACTCATTTGTTCCCTGTACCACGATTTTCATTTTTTGCCCTATTCTTTAGTTTGTCCAGTATAACCATCATTTTGCCTACATCTTCATTTGACATGTTTTGTATATCAATTGGAGAAGTTGTGCTTCTATCTACTTTGCCATCTTCAACAACTGCTCTGTAAAATACATTCTCGTGTACCCAGTAAGCATAATCTTCAGTAACTAAAACATCTATAATATTTGAATTATAGTGTTTTAATGATTGAGTTTTTTTAATAACAGTATTGACACTATACGAAGGTATAAATGGACCAATAATGCTATTAATATGGCTTTGTCTATATTTAATTTTTTTACTTTCTTTTTTACCGCTTAATTTAATTATAGCAAAAACAAACAGCGCTGTCAAGAACGATACAAGCAAATCATTCATAAATTAATTGTATCATCTTTCTACGAAAGGATTATGCGTTTGATTTCTAGTAGAAACTTTTTCATATCTTCATCCAACTGATCTACTTTGGCTGGATTAAATGCTTCTGGAGATAATGTTACAACTGGATTGTCTGAAAATAAATCCATTTCAACAAAACCATTTTCCCAAAGATGCATCATTTCTTTATTCAGCATACTTGTGTGCAATGCATAAAGTTCTGGATGAACCTCTTGTAGTTTATTTGTAAAACTATAAAGTGCTTCACCTTCTTCATCAAAGCCTTTAAATTCTACAGCACCTTGATCAATTAGCGTTAATAGTAGTTGTTCTTCTGGACCAAGGTTCATGAGTATGACTCTCCCTTGCTTCTATTTTCTATTAATTTTTCTCTTTCATCAACAAAAGAATAAGCATATGCCATCATCTTTTCATACCCAATTGGATCACTCATAATTTTATTATAGTGATGTCCACAAAACATTAGTTCGCCATTAACACCAGTTACAGAAACATAAGCCTGAGCACCACAACTATCACAACGATCATTTGCAGTTAAAAGCCAAACTCTTTCTTCTGGTTTTTCAGTCTTTAACATACTAAACATATTCTACATCCTTTTATTGTCGGTGGAATAAAAACCCTTACCATTAAATTGTACACTAAAAGGAGTGTATTGTCTAGTCAGAACCACACTACATTTTTCACAATTATACTGTGGCTCTGACTCTATTATTGATCTAGTTTTGACTACTTGTATATCACATTCAATACACTTATAGACATAATCTGGCATTATTTTACTTTCTTAGCAAACTTTGCCCACACCCGCTCATGAATGTAATATGCACAAGATTCCCAAGCAATATATGCTAGTGAACCTAAACTGGCATACTCCCATTCACGAGTGAATGCGTAAATAAGACCGTATACAAAACCAATATGGACAAACTGCCAACTAATTGTTTTTAGTAAACTTCTCTTATTTGATTCCATTTACTTAGCAGCCTTCTTTACAGCCTTCTTAGCAGGTGCTGGCTTTGCAATTTTAACAGCAAGAGCCTGTCCTTCTTCACCTTTATAGTTAGGTCGTCCCCAACCAACAATGCCGTTGATTAGTTTCTTCTTATTATCCTTGACGTATGCACGAGTCTTTTCACAAACCATGCCACCATTGCGTTGATCTCCTTTAGAAGACCCTGCAGTATTTCCTTCAATGCATTGAATTGTTCCATCACCATTGTTCTTAATACAAATACCAACGTGCGATGTTCTATTTACACCATCTTCTGGAAAATCAAAATAAATAATATCTCCAGGAGTAGGATCGTCATTACGAGCATCTGCCCAACGATTCATTTTCTTAAATGCAGCCTCTCCAGCAGGCGTATAAACGGTGTTAGGAACCTTTACACCAGCCTGATTAGCGCACCACATAACAAACGATCCACACCAAGGCTGGAAGTTTGCTTTTGTAAATTTGCCATACTTTGTTTCATTATCTTTTGGACCCTCAATTGTGCCAACTTCTTTTTTAGCAACTTCAATAAGTGCCTCTACTGGACCTTTTTCTGCCATGTTTCTCCTTCTATTTGCAAATAGGAAATTTTGTTTCCTATTAAATTATAGCATGACAACCACAGTGGTTTTGATATTAATCATTATTATTGACTATTTTCATTTTAATTAATTTATGAAATTTTTCCGAATGATTATAGTCTATTACATATGAAATTTCAGAATAATCTAAATCATCTACCTGATAAGCCAAAGGCTTGTATCTGTCAATAGCAATATTATTTTTATTACAATATAATATAAAGTCATCATCATTATTAATAATTTCCATGTTTTTGTTATATCCATGATATAAAGAATATGGAACATAATCAGACATAA